ATGGCTAAATCTCTAACTCTCGCGTTTCAGTATTATCCAAATGACTGGTTGAGAACCTCTAATATTACTTTAATGACTCCAGCTCAAGAAGTAACTTACATCCGTCTTCTTTGTTATATATGGATCAACTTCGACGGCTCTATTCCGAATAACGAGGAAAATAATAAAGTTATTCTTTCGTCAAAGCCAATCAAACTTCCTTCGCAGTCTGGAACGATACAAAATGCACTCATTGCGATGCCGCTCGTCAATAAATTTCACAAGGGTCTTTTGGCCTTTATTCTACTGAAAGATGCCTATGCGAAATTTTCAAAAATAGACTATCAATTTAAGAATATATCAACCCATAAACACATTTTCCAAAAATGAAAATCGCCGTTTTTTCAAATTTCATTTTTTATCTATAAGGAAATAAAATCATGCCAACAAATTATTCAAAAGTTAAATTACCCGAAAAACAAAGTTTTTCTGTAACCGAAATCGCAAGATTTTTAGCTACTGACCTTCATATAAAAACAGACGCGGCAAAAAAACGGATCTATCGTGCCATTGAGTGTGGGTACATTATTGGATTCAGAAATTTCGGATCTATTCGAATATCCAAGTCCGATGCCCAAAGGATCATGAAAGGTGAAATCGTCTAGCTAATTAGACCTTCAAACATTTAACGACTAGTTCCAAAATCAAAGTCGGCTAAAACCTGAGTTTAAAGACTCCTGACCAAAAAATAATTATTTAAACTAAAAATAATTCATATACGAAGATTAGTGCACAACATGAACCAAAACAAATATCACAGTACAAATGCTTTAAAAATAACAAGCATATTCATGCTGTGCACAATCCGTTCTAGAAACAACTTATTATTTCCAAATTTATTCTCTTTTTAAAAAAATTTTAACTTTGTTTGACATCCAGGAAATATGGGACAAGTCAGACTATATACTGCTTTTAACACTTAATTAATTGCCTAACATTTAGTTTTGGATTTAACGTCAGACTTTTAAGTTTTCATAAAAAATTAAATCACTCTTGGTTATTAAAATAAGAAATAAAAAGCAAATTGACATTGAATTTGGAATATTTCATCGCAAATTGGACTTAGTCATTTAATCGATAAATAATATGACATTTAGCCAAATATTAGACACGATCGTTCAAAAACTAAACGAACAAGTTTCAGGACTTGGAACCTGTTCACGAATCGAAAAACCTTTCTCGATTTCCGATGTTTCTTACCAAGTCCCAGCTCTATTTACTGGCATGTCCACCTTCAGCCGGGAACCCGACACGGGTACCGAAGAATTAAGATTAAAGGTAAGTTGGTTGACTTGGGCAATTGCAAACAATAGCAAAGGAGCCGGTCTTTCTCTAGCACAATCAACGGCAGAAATCATTCAAGGGAATCGTTGGAGTCTTGACCTAGTTGAAGTGGCGGAACTGGAAATTGGGGAGCTTCAAGACTCTGGCGATCCTACCCTAACCCTGTGGAAAATTCCATGGTCACAAATTGTAACTTCAGGCACAAACGTTTGGGATTCTTCCGGAAACGTAATTACAGACCTTAAATATAGTTGGGTGCCGGATGTAGGTTTAGCACACGAGTCAGAATACAAATCTTTAATCGAAGAATAAATTTATGCATTATCGACCGCTTTAGAGAACCGAGGACTTATGCTGCTTTAAGAGGATAATTTGTCTTATTGAGCGTTAATTTAATCGATGAAGTTATGCTTCTAATTGCTCAATTTGGAGCGGACTTATCTTTCCTGTCGGGAAAATTTCTTAAAGAAAAGGGGAGATATTATTAACAAATGAGCTTATAGAATATCCGATTTTACTTATTCAAAGACGAAATCAAACAGACTTGCGTTAGAAATATTTATCGTTTTTTAATCATTAACGTTCCTTTTAAAAACTATTTTTTAAGCCAAGAAACCGCCTAATACATGTCAGGATTATCTAATCAAACTCAAATAAGCGAATTAGAAAGACGCTCTGGCAATTTCATTCGCCCGGGAATTGTGCATGAAGTTTTCTACGAAGAAGGATTGTGCAGAGTTGACTTTGGAGAAAGAATTAGTCCCAAAATTCCTTGGTTAGAAACACGCGCAGGAGACGACATCTCATTTTGGCATCCAGATATTAGGGAGCAAGTCTTGGTTCTTTCAGAGTACGGAGACGCTTCCAGAGGTTGGGTTTTACGAGGTTTCTTTTCGAACCAAAAAAAAACAACCGGTCGCAAAGACCTACATCGCATCCAGTATTCTACCGGCGCACTATTTGAATACGATAAAACCGAAAAAGTTATGAAACTCCAATACGAAGACGGAAGTTTCTTTGAATACAACAGTAAAACTAAATCGATGAAATTACATTCAAACGGCACTCTAGAAATTAGCGCAGTGGACAATATTCTTTTTACAGGTGATCAAAATTTAACTCTCAGAGCCGATCGAATAGATCTCAACCCATGAGAAATAAATATGCCAGGAGTCGCTAGACTAGGCGATTCATGTTCAGGGCATGGATGCTGGCCATCAAGACCAAACGATCAAGCCAGTTCCAACGTTTATATTAATGGAATCAAGGCTCATCGCGAGACGGATCATTGGATCGTTCATTGTTGCGACGATGATTGTCATGATGGCGCATTGTCTCAGGGTTCATCAACAGTTTTTATAAATGGGCTTCCAGTCGCACGTATAGGCGATCCTATAAGTTGTGGGTCTAGCGTAGCTCACGGAAGTTCCAGCGTTTTTGCCGGAGGATAAAAATGAGCGTTTTTCACGAAGTTTCAATTTATAAACCTGATGGTCAATTAAAAGAGGTTGTCACTCAAAAGCAGTTAGAAAAAAGACATTGGGAAAAGTTTATGGATCAAGAAGTTAAATATTTGGATAAAAGCTCTTTTTTAAAAAACGAATCGACCGTTAAGCTTGACGTCAACCTTCGCGAATTTTAAGTCCTAAGATGCAAACAGGAATTAGCGGAAAATTGAATAAAGGAAAATTTGAGATTTTAGAACCTCTTGATCATATCCTACAATCTATACGAGACATATTAACCACTCCTATTGGCACTAGAATTATGCGCCCCGAATATGGTTCGCGGTTAATGGAATTAGTAGATAATCCCGTCAATGAAGTCTTTATAAGCAGAGCAACTGCGGCTACGGCTGAAGCTATAGATAGATGGGAACCAAGAGTATCCATCAATCAGGTAAAAATTGATTCTGCCGGTTCAGGTCTAATAGATATGCGACTTGAAATGACCGTAAACGGTAATAATCAACCTCTTAGTCAGAATATTAGGATTTCCGTATGAGTCAAGTTCTTGAAAGTTTGCCAGTCCCCAACATTATTGAAACCTTGAATTTTGAAACCATACTTGCGGAAATGAAAAACGATCTTAAGGAAAAACTCCCTGAATGGAACGCAGACAATCTCGAATCAGATCCCGGGCTCAAGATCTTAGAAATTGCCGCTTATCGCGAGCTCATTTTAAGACAACGCGTAAACGATGCCGCCAGAGCAAACCTATTGAGCTACGCCAAAAACTTGGATTTAGATCATTTAGCTGAATTTTACGGCCTAGAAAGATTAGAAGGGGAATCTGATGAGGAGCTACGGGAAAGAATCGTTACACATATAAAAGGGTTTTCTGTAGGAGGGACATCAGATTCGTATAAAGCCACCGCTCTTGGAGCAAACCCAAATATCCGAGATATAGCAGTAGACTCACCAGAGCCGGGAAAAGTTAGAATCGCAGTTTTATCAAAAATAGGAGATGGAGCGCCTGATCAAGATATGTTGGATATCATTTCCAAAGCGGTAAACGCTCCCAATATAAAAATTATTACCGACACAATCGAAATCATTGGAGCTGAAATCTTACCAATTAATATTGAAGCTGTTCTACATTTATATCCAGATTCCCCAGAAGAAATCGTCGAAACAGCGCGGAATAATTTCCCCAGTATTCTCGACGGAGTTCGCGAGCTTGGGTGGAACCTTACCAAATCTTGGATTATCCGGCAGTTACATCTTCAAGGAATACAAGATGTTCAGTTAGCCGAATCAGTCACAAATGTAGAAGTTGGGCCTTTCCAATGTGTAGCGCTATCTAATTTGACTCTAACAGTTGGCGACCGAATTTGGTAGCCAACTGTTTTCCAAAAACACAATTCTCATTTAAATATTAATGGAACTTCCGCCAAACGCAACTGAAGTAGAGCTAGCTTTAAATGACGCTATTCAACCAAGAGTCGACTTAAAGCCAGGAATCAATGAAATTCGAGGATTAAAACTCGAGGCTCCTGATAACTTCTTACCTTTCCTAATCTGGGAATATGGACTAGGAGAAATACTTTATTTTCTGGAAGATCCTCGCCAAGCTATCAAAGAAGGAATCAAATGGCAACGACTTCGGGGAACGGAAGCAGGGTTACGCTTAGCTCTCTCCTGGATTGGAATGGAAGGATCCTATACTGAGGAAGAAGGCCCGGGAGCACATTTTGCCGAATTTCAATTAGACTCTGGCAACGTACCCAAAAATGAAACAAACTTAATCGGACTACTAAAGCTGGCAAAACTTTCAATTCCCGCTAGAAGTCACCTTAGCCGAATTTTTCATAAATACGATATCCGTCGTCATATTCTAAACGATAGCGACTATGGCGCCCTACTTTCGGATAACTCGGGAGTACACCTAGAAGGATTCCCAATTCTTTCATTTGGACGAGAATCTGCTTTTTCCGAATTAGTAATCCCTCCACAAATTATACGAGTACTTGATCGAGAGTATTCGGTTAGAGGTCATTATGAAGATAGAGCTCTTCTTGATGTTCTACTTTTAGGCGACAATCATCTCATTAATCATGAATCTGCGCATTCGCATTTGTTTACTTCCGAATGCGGTCCTTTAGAAATTGAGACTACAAAAAACATAAACGTATTTTGCAAAGCAGAAATTGTTCTGTCGGATAGCGACCCTTTAGGCTGGACTAACGCATGCTTTGCTGGTTTCTTAATAAAAGAAGAAGGAGAAGCTCTCGTTCTCGACGAAAGCGAATTGGATGATCGGTACGTTGTTATAAAAACCTCTTTAGACGAAAGATTCGATCCAATTCGAGGGAACGAAACGGTAAATGGGTATAACCTTCAACCCATTTTTACAAAATTATCATGCCGTTTTGACCTGCTTTCACCACTTTCGAATTTTCCTATTTTATCAGAAGAAAAACCCCTTATTAACCATCCTGTCGTCAGAATACCAAACTCATCGCTTACCTTTACCGATCCATTCTACAGTGGATTACGGTATTCAGAAATGGGTTATGGTCATTTAACTCCAGAGGCATTGATAAGACCACAAGATCAAATCGTAAGAAAATCACAAGGTGAATTATTTACTAATTTTTTAGAAAATCCATATCAAGAAGTATCTATTTCATACCGAGATCCGGTTCATTCCATTGCAATCGAAATGGACGGTCAATTTTGGACATCGGCCCAATGGCCGAGTTCCGCTTGGGAAGCGGTTGAAACCATTACGGGAAATAGTCGCCATCGCGCTCGTGCCGAAAGTATCGAAAAAATTCAAGATTTAGAATTGGCAACAAGTAGAGACAAATCAACTGCCTACCACATTCAGGATGGAGCCTCAAGCGAACTAGTAATGGTTCATGGCTTAATTCGATCCTATTCCGTAGAGCTAGGAAGTCAACATTGGATTAACACAAGTTGGCCAAATACTCCATGGAGCCAAACCATCGTAATAGCAGGCAATAATCATAGTCATCTTCATTCAAAATCATTAGTGAAACCGCAAGATCATCAATTAGTAACAAGTCAAAAAACGTTATTTGTTTATTTTGTTCAAGGCGGATTGGAAAAAGAACTGGTTTCAGTTCACGGCCCTATCCGTACATCTTCTCAGGAAATGGACAGTCAATTTTGGACCGATTCTAATTGGCCGGACAGTTCCTGGAATCAAACCGAAACAATTATAGGAATGAATCATGAGCGTTCTAACTGAATCTGGGCGAATCGCAATTGCCGCGGCAATTAAAGAGCAGTCCATACATTTAGCGTGGGGTACCGGCGATGTCAACTGGGGTGATACGCCGCCCGTAGAAGACGTAACAGCTACAGTTTTGCTAGCTGAAGTAGGACGGCGGCACATATTTGAAAAAAGATTTTGTTCGCCGGACGTAAACGGTGAAATCATTGTCCCGACTGGCCGGTTTACATTTTCAAATAATCCTACAAACAACCTTTATCTATCCTTTAAGTTCGATTTCGACGATGGCTCGGATAAAGTTATCCGAGAACTTGGCGTCATCAGCGGCTCCGAGATCAAAAGCACGGTACCAGCCGGTCAAATGTACTTTTTACCGGCCGATATAGAAACAGCTGGAATTTTGTTGTTATTGGAATATACGGCTCCTATTCATAGAAACGCGGCAACGCGCGAAACGTTTGAATTCGTAATCACCTTCTAACAAGTATTGGTAACAATGAACGATATATATAGACGATTTAATCCCGACAGCAATTACGAAGAATTGTTATTTCGCGCAGGAAAAGGCTTGCAATCGGCGGAATTAAACGATACTCAGGCGGAAGTTCACCATCGCATTAAGGGTATTGGCGATTCCATTTTTAAAGACGGCGATATCATGTCCAACGCCGAGTGCGTTGTGATCGACCCAGGCAATTTGGGCCCAAATCAAGTCCAAGCGACATTGGCTGAGGGCACCATTTATATCCAAGGGATGGTAAGAGTTGTTCCAAATGCGGTAATTACAATTCCTAACAACGAATTAGCGGTAATTGGCGTCTATCTCGCAAGGCAAACAATTACCGAATTAGAAGACCCTAATCTGAAGGACCCTGCAGTTGGAACTCGTAATTATCAAGAACCAGGAGCCGTTCGCACTAAGTACGATGTCGTTTGGGGAAAAGAGAACGAAGGAAATGGAGAATTTTTTCCAGTTCATAAAATTGATAACGGAGTCCTCATACAACAAGCACCTCCACCTCAATTAAACAATGTAACTCAAGCTTTAGCTAGATACGATAGAGAAAGTAATGGCCATTATGTTGTCAATGGTATGAAAGTAGTCGCCGTTCCGGGCGAAGAGGGAAAACAAACTTTCGTAATAGAAGAGGGCAAGGCTCATGTAAACGGTTTTGAAGTGGAATTAGAAAGCAGTCTTCGAAAAATTTACGACGAAGATCCTGACTTATCCATAATTGAAAGCGAACCGCATTTATTCAGCCCGGACGATTTGGGTAAAATGCGCGTTAATCTTACTAATGAGCCTGTCGCTTCGCTTGATAAGGTCGACATCACTAAACGGAAGACTATTTCCAGTCTAACACACGGAACTTTTACAGGAGCTTCCGACGTCCTTCCAGATAATTCTGTCGTTCAAATAATCGAGGTAAAACAGGGCGGTACGACTTATACTAGCGGCACCGATTATATTTTATCTGGAAACAGCGTTGATTGGTCGCCAACCGCTTCTGAACCAGCTCCCGGATCCTCTTACGAAGTTACATATGATTACCGAACAGACGGTATCGTTACGGATGAAGACGAAACAGGTTTTACCGTATCCGACGCTGTAGATGGAACGCTAGTATTAGTCGATTATAGTTGGAAATTACCTCGTTATGACCGGATCATTGTCAATCGCGAAGGTTTAATCTCTCGAGTAAAAGGCGTTAGTCATACTTTCCGTCCAGTGTTTCCAAACCCTCCTCAAAGCTCCTTAGCTTTGGCGGTTATCGAGCAAACTTGGATGGGATTGCCAACTGTTATAAACGATAGCGTACGCGTAGTGCCAATGTCCGATATCGAAAAGATTCGCGATAACATCTATGACATATACGCTTTGATCGCTTCAGAGAGATTGCGAAATAACGCTAATGCATCTGATCCAAGTTCAAAACGCGGCGTCTTTGTCGATCCTTTCTTTGACGACGATTTAAGAGACGCTGGCGAACCTCAAAACGCAGCCATCGTTAATGGCGTTTTAACGCTTCCAATTGACCTTACTATATTGGATGCGTCAACGGGGAATAGTCCATGGACATTGGACTACGAATTGGAACCGATTTTAGAACAAAATTTAAAATCGACTCAGATGAAAATTAATCCTTATCAAGCATTTCCTCCAATTCCTGCCAGGATTACCTTGACTCCAGCCGTAGATAACTGGACACAGGTAATTACAAATTGGACCAGCGGAGGAACTCGAAGGATAACTACGAATCGGTGGGGGCACGCAGCCTCTATTGTTGAAATGTCGCGAAGTGTAGATTCAGTTACTAGAAGCACTCAAGAAGTTGAATTTATGCGACAACGAAATGTGGATTTCTCAATTCAAGGCTTCGGCAATGGCGAACTTCTTTTAAAAGTCGAGTTTGCCGGAGTTACGATTATTGATCGAGAAGCCGATCCAGCGATCGGCGGGGAATTTAACGCAGATGCAAACGGCCAACTAACCGGCAATTTCACTGTACCCGCTAATATACCGTCTGGAAATGCTAATATCGATTTTTTTGGTTGGGGTGGAAGTTTTGGTTCTGCAACTTATATTAGCCGAGGAACCATTACAACTGAAGAACGACGAACCACTTTAACCATACGAACTGTCACCTTTAGCGACCCATTAGCGCAAACCTTTGTCCTAAGAGAAGGTCGTTTTGTAGCAGGAGTGGAATTATGGTTCAAAACCTTAGGCAATATAAACAATCCGATCTACGTTCAATTACGCGAAGTGGAGAATGGAATTCCTGTTTCGGGCAGAAGCCTAGTGGAGGGTTCGATCGACGCATCTCAAATCAATTTAAACCAATGGACTCAAATTGAGTGGTCTCCGGTTTATTTAGTACCCGATCGCTCCTATTGTTTTGTAGTTTTGACAGACGATCCTGACCATGCCGTAGCAATCGCCGAACTGGGTAAGTACGATCCTGATCATGGTTGGATCACCGAACAACCATACACTGTCGGAGTTATGCTTTCTAGTTCCAACGCAGATACATGGACTCCGCATCAAACTTTAGATCTTACCTTTAGACTTATGGGGGCTAGTTTTATTCAAGCCTCAAAAACAGTTGTTTTAGATTCCATTCAAGCTACTAATATCAGCGACCTGTTGGCGTTAGGAGGCGCGGAACGTCCTTCTTCAGAAGCGGATATTACGCTCGTTCTCGTAAATGACGATGGCGAAGAGTATCGATTGATTGAAGGAGAACCTTTAGCTCTTCCAGAAAGAGTCACTGGAAACTTAAGCGTTCGCGCTGAATTGAAGGGTAATCAAGTAGTTTCTCCAGTGCTTTTTCCAAATGTACTGGCTATTTTGGGTAATTTGACGGAAATGGCAACTTACGTATCCCGAGCGATTCCAGCTCCGGAAATAGCCTCAAACGCATTAGCCAACATTAGAGTAATTTTTGAAGGCATTATCCCCGGTACCTCAACCGTTACCGTAGAAGCGGAAACAACTGCAGATACTTGGGTTAGCGTACCGTTTGATTCAGCCAAACAAGTAGGCGAAGGCTGGGAAGAAAGGACTCATATTGTAAGCGGTTTGAATATTGACCAAACCCGAATTCAGCTCACATTGAGAGGCGATCCTTTATACCGGCCTCGAGTCCGCGATCTTCAAGTTATCGTTACTGAGTAAATCTAGATTAATTTCAATTTAAACTGCCGCATCTTAATAGGTAATGCAAGCGATGCAACAGACTTTAGTTCTAGATAGATAGAAAAAACATAACTTTTATACGGAATCAAAAAATAAAAAACGGTTTTAAACATGACACACGTTATAAGTTGAAGAATATTATTAACGCTTCGACCTAGCGAGGAAACATGATCGACGAAAAAACAAAAAATCGCGAATATCCTTTGCCCCATCCAAGAAATTTAATGGAAGAAGATGTCCCTCGCATCAGACAAGCTTGGATATTAGCAGATAAAGATATTCATCGAATAAAAATGAACTTATTTTTGGAGGAACCCAATGGCGACAACGCAACAGGTATCTGGTGGCCTAATTGATCAGATTAACGCCCATTTAAATAGCGCAACCCCTGAAGAACTCGTGTTTCTTGCAAAAGCTTTGCAACTAACCGTAGTGCCCTCATCGGTCCAAGAATTGATCGATCTGGTAACGGCAGAGAAGGACTCTGGGGTTATGGCGTTAACCGATTTATCGACAAACCTAACCGCCTCTATGAACGCAATAGCCGATAGTAGAAAGGCGGATTTAGAACAAACCGGCTTATCCGTAGATGAAATTGCAAGCATGATCTACGAACAAGATATTGGTTTTGTATAAGGGGTAATCATGGCGGAAGAAATTCAAGTTGAAAATTTTTTACAAGCAATCGCTCAAAGTGCCGGCATTTTAGCCGATTCCAGCGACGCTAAAAACTTGGCTTACCTGGCCAAGTCGTACGAATATTTATACGGAAAAGAAGGCGCTTCTGAAAAAATCCTCGATGAAATGGTTGACCGGATTTCAGGAATTCAAACAGAATCGCAGGCGTTACGCGACGCATTGGAAAAATCTTTTTCTTTGGGGACAGAGTGGCCTGAAAAAGTAACGTCAATTACGATCGACAGCGGCGGAACAGGATATACATCTGGCCCAACAATTACTTTTTCAGGAGGCAACCCAATCCGTCCTGCCCAAGCTTTAATTACCAATTTTAATAGCGGTACTATTAACGCCATCAACATAACCGACCCAGGGGCTGGCTATCGATCAGCTCCCACGGCAACAGTAGTTGGAGACGGAACTGGAGCGACACTAACAGTCAATATCACTTCCGAAGGACATACAATTTGGGACGCATTACAGAAAAACAAACGGCAAGCGCGATGTCCCTTTCGCTGGGCTAATTTCAGAACCCATCCTGCTTATGACGGAAGCAACAGTAACGGCGGCTGGGTAATGGCTAATAATTCGTCCATGTTTGGTGGAGTAGCGCCTTCAAGCTGGTCAGACAGTAGTTATCGAGCTACACATATGGCCTGGAACGAGGCAGAAAAAATGCGAACCATTTTTACGCGTAAAGGTTACGCTCACGAAAACGCCATGATCTTCTCGGAGGTTTGGAATTATTATTCCGGATCGACTGATGGCATGGTTGGTTTAGCGTTTTTCCGGGTAAAAAACTTGACTAACGCCGACATAACTTGGACTCCATCTTTTTACTATACTTGCTATAACTCTCATGGGGAACGAGCTGGCATTGCCGTTAACGGAACCGAACTATGGTCTGCTTCATCCGACGTCTCTGAATCTGCTACCGCTAGTCCAGGGTTAACAATCCCAGCCGATATTACTAGTACCATCATATTTTCGGTTACCTCTAATGCTCCCTCCAGCGAGATGCGTGGCCTGGTATTAGGGTTTTATGGCGATAGTTTAATTCTACCTGAAGGCTTGGAGTTTATCGACGATCTCGACTCAGATACTTACCCTAACTAATATTGGAAAAAAATTATGGATTTAAACGCAAACGCTTTTTTAAACGAATTGGTCGATCGAGGAATTTCGCTAGCATCGTCGACAAATGCGAAAGAAATAGGTTATCTAGCCATGATTTATGAACTACTCAACGGACGAGGAGCCTTAGAAAACGTTTATAAAGAACGTTCAGATAAAGAATCTTGGTTAGCTGATGAGGCGCAAACTCTCTACGATGATTTAAGTTCGCAAATCGTTTTGGGCGATGATTATCCCACAGGAAAAAACGTCTCAGAAATCATGACCTATGAAGAGATTAAACCCAAAACTCCTTTCAAATGGGTTCGATTCCGAACTTATCCACAAGCGGGTTGGTTTTTTGCCAATGAAAATAAATTGACTTTAGGTGTCGCTCCCTCTAGTTGGACCGATGGTAGTTATAGAGCTTATCAAATTAAATACGATCCTGAATATTTGCGCACCACATTTACCAACAAAGGGTATGCGGATAAAAATGCAATGATCGGATGCGAAATCTGGAGAAGTTATAGCTCTACCGATGGTGGAATGATCATGTCTTGGTTCCGGGTTAAAAACAACTCTGATAGCTCTATTATTTGGCCAATTCATATGTACTTTTGCTCCTATCCTTCTTGGGGCGAATATGCCAGCGCCGCTATTCAACACGACGCAGATCTTTATGAGGATAAAACTCCTCTAGCGCTTTGGGATTACACCACCGATATTGGCGATGGGAACGCAAATTTTAATGTTTACGTATCTCCAAAACGGGAAGTAGACGGGAAAGTTTTCGACACTAGCTCTGTAATTTTCATCTCGCCCTCAGGACCGCCTTATTCCAGCGATGCATCTAGACACTCACAACTAGGTTTTTACAATAATTGCTTGGATTTACCGGAAGGTTTGGAATACATCGACGATTACGACACTGTGGAGAGTTTTAAATACCCATCTGGACAATATTAATAACCCTTCATTCTTATTAAAGAGAGGTTACCAATGGCAGATCCTTTGGTCGATGCCCTTTTACAAAAAATCAAACAACGCGGTGAAATATTAAGCCCCAGCTTAGACGCTAAGAATTTATTGTACTCTGCCAAAGCGTTTTCAAACTCCGAAGGAGTAGAAACGTATCAAAGCGTACAAGAAAAAGGCGAAGCCGAAATAAATGCATTGCGCAACAAAAAGAAAGAATTATTCGGACTTCATATGAATAATTTGGGATTTGGATCTAATTATCCCGACTTAGATATTCCCATTATGGATACGCTGGAACAATGGGATAAACCAAAACGTCCAGTATATCGGTGGGCTCGGTTCTTGACTCATGATCAAAACACTTGGGTAATGGCCAACAATAGCGCGATGTTCGGAGGAGTAGCCCCTTCAAGTTGGGGAGACAGCAGTTATCACACAGGCCATATGAATTGGAATCCCAAATATTTAAGGACTCTTTTTAATAAAAAAGGATATTCCGGTTACAACGCTATGATTGGCGCTGATGTGCTAAGGATGGAATCCAGCTCAAATAGCCTTCACATTATGGCTTTGTTTAGAATTCGTAACACTACTTCAAACGCCATTATGTGGCCAATTTCATTTTATTATACGGCCTATTCATCTTGGGGAAATATAGCAAGCGTAGGGTTAAACGGTTCTCAAATTTGGAGCAGTGGCTCGGAGGATACTAATTCAAGTAAAAAAGCCAAACTTTATATTTCAATCCCAGAAGACGGAACTAGCACCATCATATTTTTGTCAGCAAATGGCAGCCCCAGCACTACATTTGGTACTCAATTAGGATTATTTAACAATTGCCTGAAATTGCCCGTTGGTTTGGAGTATCGGGATGATTTAGACGCGTTACCCGTTTAACATAAGGAGTTTAATTAATGAAAATATATATCCGCTTTGACAAAAACGGAAAACAAATAGAAACAGGAAATCACCCAGAAATGCCTAAAGGAAATAATTGGAAGGAAGCTCCAACAGATTTTAGCTGGGAAAAAGTTTACGTTCTTGAAAACGAAACCCCTAGAGCTTTGACCAGCGTCGAAAAAGAAGCCATGAACTTGGAGTTGGTAAAAGCCCGAAAAATCATGAATATCAAACTTAAAGCTGGACAGGTTATCAACGGCATATCTCCTGAATGGAAGCAAAGAAATTTGTTGGCACAAGCTACCGAAGCTTTAGAAGCTGGCAACGCAATACCAGCAGAAGTAAAAGCCTTATGGGATATGACCAAGGCCATTAGAATTTTTAGCAATCAACTAGAACAAGAAGTTATTGACGCTACAACTATGGAACAAGTGCAAAGTGTCGCTATTGAATCTTTAGAATCAGTAACCGCCTAAAGACTACTAATTTTTGAATAAGCTTAATATAAGCGAAAAGTTTCAAAAATTGCAATTAGCTTCAGCCTTTGGCCGAGCAAAACAAAACACTTTTTGGAGGATAGCAATGGCTATCGAAAATTTTTATCATGGTGTAGAAGTTGTCGAAATAGACGATGGCATTCGCCCCATATCAACAGTAAGATCTTCCGTAATTGGACTAATTGGAACAGCTGCTCAGGGTCCAATGAACGAACCTACTTTGATAATTGGCTCTCGAGAAAAAGCAATTGAAATTTTTGGCATAAAAGACTCAGATCACACAATCCCTCACGCCCTCGACGCAATCTTCGACCAGGCCAAAGCCACCGTAGTAGTAATTCGAGTCAATAGAGAATTAGACGCAACTCCGGCTTACGATTTTGCGGCTACTAAAAGTAACGTGTTAGGCGATGGTACAGGAATGACAGGTGTCCATGCTTTTAACGCATCACAAAGTACTATTCACGTAACCCCACGCGTATTGATTGCGCCGCACTTTTCGCAAGACCTGGATATTGTTTCAGAAATGAAAGGAGTAGCGGAACAATTGAAAGCCATTATCATCGCTGATGGTCCAAACACCACAGATGATGATGCAATAACATATCGCGAAAATTTTGGTAGCGACCGCATTTATCTGGTTGATCCTTGGGCGAAAGTATACGACACGGTTACTAGCGATTATATCGCAGAACCCTTTTCTTCTAGATTTGCAGGAATCATCAGTAAATTAGACAATGAAAAAGGCTTTTGGTGGTCGCCTTCCAATCAACTAGTAAATGGCATTGGAGGAATTTGGAGACCTATTGATTACTCAATGAATGGCGTAAATTCAAGAGCCAACCACTTAAATGAAAATTCGGTTACAACCGTTATCCATCAAAATGGGTATCGTACTTGGGGAAACCGCACTTGCTCTAGCGATCCAAAATGGACATTCTTATCAGTCCGCAGAACGGCGGATATGATTCAAGAAAGCTTAGTTCGCGCTCACCAATGGGCAATAGATCGTAACATAAGTACGAACTACATTGACAACGTTAAGGACGGAGTTAATGCCTATTTGAGAAGACTTCAATCTCTTGGAGCTATATTAGGCGGAGAATGTTATATCGACCCGGAATTAAACACTCCAACAAACATTCAAGACGGAAAAATCTATTTTGATTTCGATTTCACGCCTCCTTATCCTGCGGAGCATGTCACTTTCAGAAGTCATCTTGTTAACGATTACGCGGCAACTTTAATTGGCGGCGGACAATCATAAGAAACCAAAGCCGAATTGGCTGAATAATTTGGAGGGCAGATAAATGCCTATTGGTAAAGTTTTAAAGAATTTTAATTTATTAATAAACGGCGGTCCCTATGCGGGAAGAGTAGAAGAATTGACTCTTCCTAAATTAACTTTAAAAACTGAAGAATTTCGCGGCGGCGGCATGGATATGCCTATAGAAATTGATATGGGTATGGAAAAAATGGAATGTGATTTCACTCTTATCGATTATGACACTGAAGTGCTTAAATTTTTCGGACTCGCACCAGATGGTTTTTCAGCTACATCAAATGGTAACCGAACTCCTGAACCAGGTACTGTCACGTTAAATTTTATGGGTGTTGAACAAGACCAAACCAACGGTCAAGTGAACAGTATTAAAATTGTTGTCGATGGAATATGGAAAGAAGTCGATATGGGACCTTGGAAAGCTGGAGAAAAAGCAACCATGAAGGTACAAGTTGCTTGTAGATATTATGAATATATTGCAAACAAAGAAACAATTATCAAAATAGACATCGACAATATGATTCGTCAAATTGGGAACGATGATCAACTGCAAAAAATCAGAGAAGGACTTGGAGGTCTTACCAAGCCTGGAACTGGTACTGGAGCCACCCAAACAGCTACTACTTAACATTTAGCACAATAACTCTATTAAGAAAGGCTATTCTAGAATGACCCATCATGAAAAGGTTGTTGTCGATTTGGAATATCCCATTAACGTCGATGGCGTGGAGGTAACATCTCTTTCTCTACGCCGTGCTAACGTAATGGATATTGAATTGACTCAAAATACGAAAGACAACGATTTGACAAAATCTATTAAAATGATAGCCAATCTAAGCGGTATGGCGCCGGATCATATACGGTTGCTTGACGCGGCAGATTTTGGAAAGGTTTCGTCAAAGGTAATGGATTTTTTCGGGGATTCCCTGCAGGAAGCCTAAAACACATGATGGCCGATATTGCTATGGTTTTTCATTGGTCTCCGACCCAAATGCAGGGAATGGACTTGGAGGAATTTTCAGAATGGCATACATTAGCCGTTGAAAGAGCAAAATTACTTTTCATGCAAAGGCGATAGGGAGCGTAAGTTCCCTATTGTCCTAAATGATTATATCAAAATTAGCCTACAGTAATAATAAACAACCAAACTTTTTCCTAAACACCAAAGCAAAACCTATCAAATAACAAATTTAATAAATATATTATTCCAAGTCTCCGAAAAAATATTGACTTCTTAAAAAAACAAACTTTATCACTTCCTATGGCTATCAACTCCATATCTATAGTCTACAATGAATTTAATAAACTAATTTTCCCAACGCGGAGGTTAACTAGCCAAATGAATAAATTGGCTCAAGCGATGGTTAAATTTAAATTAGAAGAAAAAAACGGCACACGATTAGCCGATAAGCTAAAAAACTCTGAAGTCAAACCTCCGGAAATCGGATTAATAGGGAAAATTAGTTCATTATTAAAAAAAACTGTCGTCGAAAATCAAGTAGTTGAAAATAAAGTAAAAGTTGATACTCCTAGCGAAAAAAAACAGGTCTCAAATCGGACCAATATTGTATCCACAGACCCTGCCACTTTAAACTTAGATCCAACCAAATTAATATCAAATCTAACGGAAAAACTTTCTCAAAAAGCATCGCAAATTCCAAGCCCATTAATGAACCCGTTAAATGCATTTTCAAAATTATCAACAGATCTAGCTCAAAATGCACAAAAACTTACTAAACCCATTAAAGCATCAATCAAAAATTTTAAATTTATTGGCGAAGAAGCTGTTTCAGTTGTTTCGGGAATTAACGAAAGTGTATCAACCTATAAAAATATTGCTACAGAAGGTCTCGCAATTTTTGAAAATGTAAAAAAAACTGTTTCAGAATACAAAAAGTTAACAAGCGAAGCTATTTCCGCTCTGGATAAAATCGGCATTCCAATATCAAAAGTAATTAATTTGGGAAAAGTAAAAATCCAGACTTTTAAAGAGATGGGACAAGCAGCAAAGACATCTTCAATAAGAGCCGGCCAATCAGTAATTGAAATGTCAAAAAGTATCGGCGTTTCTTCATTAAATGCCAGTAAAGCTTTAGGATCTGGTTTGATAGCTAAATTAAATAAAGCGAAGACTGTTGTGACCTCCTTTGCATCTCGAATCATCCCCATGATGATTGCTGGCGTAAGAAGTCTAAGCCTTGCCTTTATGACAAATCCTATTGGCATTGCAATTGCCGGCATTGCATTGGCGGGAGGTCTTTTAATCTCAAATTGGGAACCTGTAAAACAGTTTTTCACAGAAATTTGGACATTTGTCCAACCCATTTGGGAGGTGTTTATACAAACGGTTAAAGATTTGTGGAATGGATTTACTGACAACTTAAAGATAGGTTGGGAATTCATAAAACAATTCTTCATTGTTATATGGACACCTATTCAACCTATCTGGCAAGAATTTATAAAAACGATGAAAGTT